TGCAATATCAAGCAAAATTCCAGTGTGGCGTGGTTGGATTACTGGGACGTTATGAAAGCGGTAAACGAGGACTTACGCCTTACCCTAGAGCAATTCCGGGGGTGCTATTGCGTTGGCGGCATAGACCTTTCCAGGACAACGGACTTAACGGCGGCGTCAATCGTTATTTGGAAGAATGGAAAATGGAATGTGATTACAAAATTCTATATGCCCAAGAAGCGGTATGAAGTGGCCGTGAATGAGGATAACACGCCGTACAACATGTACAAAGAAAAAGGATTTTTGCAAATATCCGGGGAAAACCAGGTGGATTATAAGGACGTGTATAACTGGTTCATAGAACTGGTTAAGGTTTACAAAATCCGCCCGTTAAAAATCGGCTATGACCGTTACAGTGCCGGGTATTTGGTAGATGACCTAAAAATGGCCGGGTTCCAAACGGATGACGTTTACCAGGGAACGAACTTAACGCCAATCCTACACCAGTTTGAGGGGGATTTAAAAGACGGAAAGTATAACCTGGGGGACAACACCCTTTTGGCGTCACATCTTCTTAACGTGGCGGTGGAAATCAATATGAATGATAGCCGCATGAAGCCCGTGAAGATTGAAAAGCGTATGAGGATAGACGGGGCCGTTTCCGTCTTTGACGCTATGACAATGGTATCAAAATACCATAGCGAGATAGGCAAAAAACTTTTGAATGAAGCGGCATAAATGGCCGCCCGGCAGCAGGGTTTTAAAGTGGGTCAGAATTTCAACACGAATAATTTTACAATAGGTCCATGGACGTGTTCCATGGGCTTATTTTTTGAGGAAAGGGGGTAATGATACGGGAATTATAGCAAACGTATTCGGAGCCTTTAAGGCAAAATACAGACCGCTTTTATTGAGCCGTGGGGAGTATGTGCCAACGGGAACCTTACGGGACAATGATATTGTGGGAGCCATTGCGGACGCCATAGCCAAGAACGTAGGAAAGTTACAACCCCAGGTTGTCCGAAAGGACGAAAAGGGAATGACTATAAAAAACGATTACCTGGCCCGGATTTTGACATTGCGGCCATGCCTGGAAATGTCAACGTATGACTTTCTTTACAGAATTGCGGCGGACCTGGTTTATACTTCCAATTCCTTTTCCGTGATTTTCTACAACGAGGATTTTACAAGGGTACAGAGCATACAACCAATCACTACAAAGAGTTTCCGCATTTTTGAAGATGACAAGCACCATATCCTTTTCCGCTTCCGGTGGGATTATGACGGGGAAACCTATACGGTGCCTTATCAGAATGTCATACACATAAAGGCAAGGTACAACAAAAAACGGTTTTTGGGGACTTCCCCGGATATTGAGTTAAAGCGGAGCCTGGACCTTGTGGAAACGTCCGGGGAAATCGTAAAGAACATTGTAAACCGTTCTAACTCACTGGCCGGGTATCTGAAATACAACAACCTGGCAGATAACGAGGAACTAAAGCAGATTGCAAAGGACTTCCAGGACGCCTATATGGGAGCGGAAAACGCCGGGGGAATTGCCGCAATAGACAGTACGGTGGAATTTAAAGAGATTGTGCAACGCACGCCAAACGTGCCAGTAAATCAAATTACATTCCTACGTGACAACGTGTACCGCTATTACGGAGTAAATGAAAAGGTATTGACTTCCACCCTTTCAGACCAGGAATGGATTAGTTTTTATGAAAATGTGATTGAGCCTATCGCTATCCAGTTAAGTTATGAGTTTACTTTTAAACTTTTGACACCAAGGGAAATAGGGTACGGGAACAAGATAGAGTTTACGGCCAACCTTTTGCAGTATGCCACATTACAGACACGTGACACAATCGGCGGAAATATGTTTGACCGTGGGGCCATGACAATAAACGAATACCGGGCACTTATGTATTATGGTCCGGTAGATGACGGGGACGTGAGAATGGTATCACTCAACTACGTGAAAGCCGGGGACCAAAGCCTTTACCAAGTAGGGCAGGGCGGCGGAAGCAATGACCCACCGCCGGACCCAGGGACCCAGCAGGACAAACAACGCAGGGCAATGGAAGCCGCCGCACGTGCCTATTTTCAGACTATGAAAGGGGGTTAAGGATATGCCGAAAACACCAAGCATTTTGAAACTTTGCAAAGACCCGGCAAAGGCCACGGTTGGGAAGTTTTACGAGTTTAAGAACGCAACGGACACAAGCGTGGACCTTTATTTTTACGGGGACATTGTAAGCGATTGGTGGGGAGCCTGGCAGGAAGAGGACCAGTACCCGGAAGCAATCAAGAATTTCCTGGCTGAAGCCGGGGGAAAAGATTTGAATATTTACATCAATTCCGGCGGCGGTTCCGTATTTGCCGGAATAGCCATTTACAATATGCTGAAACGCTACACGGGAAAGAAAACAGTGTGCGTTGACGCCCTGGCCGGGTCCATTGCTTCCGTAATCGCATTTGCGGACAGTGATATGCCAACAATCCCGTCCAACGCCTATTTGATGATACATAAGCCGTGGGCGGTTTGTGACGGGAACGCCACGGAGTTGCGGAAAATGGCGGACACCCTGGACGCCGTGGAAAGCGGGATTTGGGCGATTTATGAAGAACATTTGGCCGAGGGCGTAACCATTGAGACGATAAAAGAACTCATGGAAGCGGAAACCTGGTTAAATGGCACCCAGGCCGCCCAATATTTCCGGGTAAAGGTAGGCGAGGAAAACACCATAGCCGCAGCCGTCCAGGACTACACAAAGTTTTATTGCCACAATGTACCGCAAAAACTTCTTTCCGGGGAAAACCACGCAGGGCAGCAGGACCGGGAGAAGCGGAACAAAATTATTGAACTTACTATGGCACACATGGGCCAGTAAGAAGATATGAAAGGAGATTAGAGACATGACAAGAGAAGAATTACTGAAAATGTCCAAAAAGGACCTTAAAAACAGACTGGCCGAACTGGGAAAGAACGCACAGACGCTTTCCGGCCAGGAGTTGACGGACGCCATGGACGAAGCAAGGACCATAGGCGAGATTTTGGACGAAATCAAAGGCCGGGAAGAACTGGTGGCCGCCGCAAAGGCAGCAGGAGCCGCAGACCCGGACGAGGGGGACGGAGCAGGAGAGGGCAGCGAAGAGCCGCAGAACCAGGAGAGAGCAAAGAGGGGCAAGACCTTAAAGGACGGAAAAAAGGCGTTTTTTAAGGGCAAGGCACTGGCCGGGATTAAGAACACACTTACAACGGCCACGGGCGTAGTAATGCCGAAGCACACAAGCCCGGACATTTCCCCCACGTTCAACAATGTATCTTCCCTCATTGACAGGGTAAAGACCGTTCCCCTGGTGGGCGGTGAAAGCTATCAGCGTCCCTTTGTGAAGTCCTACGGGGACGGAGCCGGAAGCACCGCAGAAAACGCAGATTACAACACGTCCGAACCGGAATTTGGTTATTCCGACATTGTACGTGAGAAAATCACGGCATACGCAGAGGAACCGGAAGAAATGCAGAAATTGACAGACGCCGATTATGACGGCGTGGTGGAAGAGAGCGTGACCCGTGCAATTAAGCGTTACGCTTCCCGTCAGATTTTGGTAGGACCCGGCGGAACCGGAAAATTCCGTGGCATTTTCTTCAACCCGGCAAAGGCGGCGGACGATATTATTGACCGCAATACGGACATTACAACGATTACCGCCATTGCAGACGATACCCTGGACGAGATTATTTACTCTTTCGGTGGGGACGAAGATGTGGAAGACATTGCCGTGTTAATCCTCAACAAGAAAGACCTTAAAAAGTTTGCAAAGTTGAGGGATAAGCAGGGGCGTAAGGTCTACACCATTGTGAACCACGGCAACACGGGAACCATTGACGAGGTGCCTTATATCATCAATTCCGCTTGCGGAGAGGTTGGCGGCACCGCAGGGGCTTATTGCATGGCATACGGTCCGTTAAGCAATTATGAGGTTGCAATCTTTTCCGACATTGACGCACAGAAATCCACAGAATACAAATTCAAGCAGGGCCAGATTGCCTATAAGGCTTGTGTATTCATGGGCGGCAACGTGGTAGCGAAAAACGGTTTTATCCGTGTGAAGAACGCAACGGCGTAAGGACGGCATGAGAAAGGCGGCGGACAATGAATAAAACTAAACTGATAGCGAAAGCAAAGTTGAGGTTGCGTAAAATGTCCGCCGATACCCTGGACGAAGATGTGGAGCAGCTTATAAATGTTGCACTGGCAGACCTTAAACGTATCGGCGTACATTCTTCTTACCTGGACCCGGAAAACATCAAAGACCCGTTGATTATTGAAGCCGCCCTGGTGTATGCAAAGGCCAATTTTGGAAACCCGGAGAACCACGGCGAGTTAATGGCGGCGTATGACATGATTTGTACGAAAATCAAAGGGGGCGGCTACCATAGAAGCAATAGTGACACTGTTAGTTAAAAAAAATCAAACGGAATACCTGGAAAAAGAGGTATTTGCAGAAATCAACCCGGTAGGCCGTGACGAGTTTACGGCAGCCGGGCAAAAAGATTATAAGGCGTCCATGATGATTGAAGTATGGGGATTTGAGTATGAGGGTCAGACGGAAGTTATGGTGGACGGCAGGAAAATGGCAATCTACCGGACGTATGGACCGAAGAACACCGGAAAGGTTGAACTTTATGCCGGGGAAAGGATAGGCAAAAGTTGAGAACGGACATTGACGGGTTAGATGAAGCCATTAAGAACGAACTGGAAAATTGGAGCAATGGGGAATTAAGACGTGCGGTAAATGAAAGCCTGGAAGAAACGGCAGCCGCAGCCGCCGAAAGTTTGAGACGGGGCGGCCCTTACCGGGAAAGAACGGGGAAATATACCAAGGACTGGACGCACGACCAAAGGGGCAGCAGGACGAGCGTTATTACCGGATTGAATGGGTACAGTGTCTACAACAAAAAACACTACCAGTTGACCCATTTACTGGAAAAAGGGCACCAGTTACGCAAGGGCGGCAGGAAAGTAGGAAACGTAAAGGCGTTTGAACACATTGCACCAGTAAATGAAACCCTGGGAGATTTGGCCGTTTCAAAAATCCGTCAGAAAGTGAGGGGATAACATGACCGTAAATGTAAGCATTTTGGTGGAGAGGGCAAAAGAATTTTCAAAAAAATATGGCGTGCCGATAACTAAAAACCAGTTTGAGGGAACGCTTGATGACCCGGTGCCGGAACTTCCATACATGGTTTGGCTATCTTCACATGAGACGGGAAGAGGGGCGGACGGGTTTAACAACCTAAAAGCCCAGGACGTTGACTTTGAACTTTATACGCAGCAGGACAACCAGGAACGTGAGGACCTGGCAAAAGCATTTGAAGCGGAAGTGTTGCCGGACGTGGAATATGACGTATTGGTGGCACCTATCCCGGACGAGGAATGTTTCCAAACGGCGTATGAAGTCCGGGGGTTATTGACAAAAACGAAAGGAGTAAACAGAGCATGAACAAAGAAAGCATTGTTTTGGGTTCCGGCGATTTGTATTGTACCGAGTTTACGGGAACAAATGCGGCGTTGCCGAGCAACGAAGTATTGGAAACCGAGGAAAACCGCCTGGGCCATATCAAAGGCGGTGCAGAAATCGAGTATGCACCCTCTTTCTACGAAGCCAAGGACGATATGGGCAAAGTTTCCAAGGTTATCCTTACGGAAGAGGAAGCAACCTTTAAATCCGGTATTATGACGTGGTGCGGAGAGACATTGAAAAAGTTGTGTCAGACCGCAAGAGTGACCGAGGACGCACAAAAGAAAATCCGCACTGTCAAGATTGGCGGCGTGGGAAATGCGGACGGAAAGCGTTATGTTATTCACTTTGTCCATAAGGATAACGTGGACGGAGATATAAGAGTAACCATTGTGGGAAACAACCAGGCCGGATTTACGATTGCCTTTGCAAAAGACAGTGAAACGGTCATTGACGCAGAGTTTAAAGCCCAGCCCATGGACAAAGAGGGCACATTGATTACCTACCAGGAAGAAATGGACGTTACCGCCGCAAGCGGAGAGTAAGGACAGTAAGAGCGGCCAGGGAGCGGAACCCAGGCCGCTTATTTTGAAAGGAGAAAAAGACCATGGCAGTAAAGGAATTTAATTGTAACAAGTTAAAAAGGACATTTTGGCCTTTTACTTTAAAGGACAAGGTGGACGAAAACGGCAACGTGGTGGAAAAAGGAAAGAAAATTGTGGTCCGTATGCCGCAGAAGAAAGTTTTTGAAGCAATTAAGGAAATCCCGGACCTGGACGAAGATAACGCCACCGCAGAGGACACGGAAGCAATTTACCGCCTTGTGGCAGCAGTCTTAAACAACAATATGGGAAAGGTTCCGGTAACGGAAGAGGACGTGGCGGACTATGACATTGAAGAGTGTACCGCCATTCTTAACGCCTACATGGAATTTGTAAACGAGTTGAAACAGAACCCAAACTAATCATGCCCTTTTATCCACGCCAGGATAAAGGGGACGATATACCCTATACGCTATCTACACGCCCGGAAAAACTGGTAATGGATTATTGCCATATTGACATTTACGAAGTCCAGGAAATGGAAATAGACGTATATTTGTTTTTTATGCGTGAAGCAATGATTTTTGAAAATTCAAAGACGGACGAGGGACGGGAATACCTTAGAAATTGTTGGAGAATGGAGCAGACAAAGCCGGACCGTGAGGGATTGCGAAAGAAATTTAAAAAGAAAGGGGGTTAAGAAGTGGCAAATAGCAAAATCAGAGGAATTACTATTGAGATTGGCGGCGATACTACAAAACTGGACAAGGCCCTGGGAAGCGTTGACAAAAAGGTAAAGGGAACGCAAGTTGAACTTAGGGAAGTAAACAAACTTTTAAAAATCGACCCAACCAACACGGAAATGTTGGCACAAAAGCAGGCCCTTTTGACAGACGCTATTTCCGAAACCAAAGAAAAACTGGATATTCTGAAAAATGCAGAAAGCCAGGTGCAGGAGCAATTTAAAAAAGGCGAGGTTTCAGAAGAGCAGTACAAAGCCTTAAAAAGAGAACTGGGAAGAACAGAAGTAGAACTTGCAAATTTAGAGGAAGCGGCCAGGCAGACAGACACGGCCATTGAAGAGTTAGGGAAATCTTCCAAACTTTCCGGCGAAGAACTGAAAGAAGCAGAGGAAAAGGCCGGGGATTTTAAAGAAACCCTGGGAGATTTGGCCGGAAAGGCAGAAACGGCAGCCAAAGCCCTGGGGGCCGGTTTTGTTGCCGCCGCTACATATGCCACGAAATTTGAAACAGATTGCGACAAGGCTTTAAATACCGTTATTACACAGACGGGGGCGGCAGACACAGAAGTTGAGGGGTTGGAAGAAACCCTTTTAAGCATTTATAAAGATAATTTTGGCGAGGACATTAACGACATTGCATTAGCAATGTCCGCAGTTAAGCAGCAGACCGGACAGACCGGGAAAGAACTGAAAAACACAACGGAAAACGCCATTTTAATGCGTGATACCTTTGATATTGATGTGAACGAAAGTATTAGGGGCGTAAACGCCATGATGAAACAATTCGGCATATCATCAGAGGAAGCATACAACCTTTTAGCCCAGGGGGCACAAAAAGGATTAAACCAAAACGGAGATTTGGCGGACCAGTTGGCGGAATATTCCGTTTACTATGCAGACATGGGACTGTCAGCAGAGGAAGCATTTAACATGATAGCCAACGGAGCCAAAAACGGCACTTTTCAGATAGACTATTTGAATGACGCTGTGAAAGAGTTTGGTATCAGAGCAAAAGACGGAACATCAGACGAAGCATTTAAACAGTTGGGCCTTGACGTGGACGATTTAAAAACAAAGTTTGCACAAGGCGGAGAGGGGGCAAAAGAAGCATTTAAAACCGTAAATGAAGCCCTTTTCTCATGTGATGACGAAGTACAAAGAAACCTTTTGGGCGTGGCAATGTACGGGACCAAGTGGGAAGATTTGGGAGAGGACGCCATACGTGCCTTAGTGGACACACAAGGGGAAATATCGGCAACCAATGACGCACTGGGAACGATAAATGAGAATAAATACAACGACCTGGGAAATCAGATTGAAGAGTTAGGCAGAAACCTCAAAACGGACCTTGTAAAGCCGATAGGCGAGGAATTAAAGCCCGTAATAAGTGACGTAATCAAAGAAGTAAAAGGAAAGATACCGGAAGTTAAAACACTTGTGCTTGCGGTAGTGAGTAAGGTAAAAGATTTTATTTCTTTTATGTCGAGGAACGGGACACAAATTATTTCTATTATTGCCGGCATTGCCGCCGGAATGTTGGCGTGGAATGTGGTAACTATGATACAAGGGTTAGTGGCGGCAATAAAAGTATGGAAAGCAACAACCGAGGGCGTAACCATAGCACAGAAAATTCTAAATACAGTAATGGCCGCCAGTCCGATAGGCATTGTTATAACGGTGGTAGCCGCACTGGTAGCCGCATTAGTAACGCTTTTTGCAACCAACGAAGATTTTAGAAACAAAGTAATAGCGGTATGGGAAGCAGTGAAAGAAGCGGCGTCAAAAGTTTTCGGTGCAATAGCGGACTTTTTTACCGTTACAATACCAAACGCCTTTAACGGTTTTATAAATTTCATAAAAAGCAACTGGCAGGCCCTTTTATTATTGATTGTAAACCCGTTTGCCGGGGCTTTTAAACTTCTCTATGATAATTGCGGTGCTTTCCGTGAATTTGTGGACAATTTTGTGCAAAATGTAAAGCAATTTTTTCAAAATTTGTGGAACGGCATTGTATCCATATTCCAGGGGGTGGGCCAGTGGTTTATTGACAGATTTACGGAAGCCTATAACGGTGTGACGGGTGTATTTGCGGCAATCGGCCAGTGGTTTGGTGCCCGGTGGCAGGATATAAAGAACGCCCTGGCAACGGTGGCGTCCTGGTTCCTTACCATGTTTACCAATGCCTACACCAACGTGAAAAACGTCTTTGCCTTAATCGGCCAGTGGTTCGGTGCCCGGTGGCAGGATATAAAGAACGCCCTGGCAACGGTGGCGTCCTGGTTCCTTACCATGTTTACAAACGCCTATACCAATGTGAAAAATGTTTTTTCAGCAATCGGTTCCTGGTTCGGTGCAAGGTGGACGGAAATAAAAACCGCCCTTTCCGCCGTCCCGTCATGGTTCGGCACGCAGTTTCAAAACGCATGGACGAATATTAAAAACGCCTTTGCCAATGTGACTTCTTTCTTTTCCGGTTTGTGGGAAAAAATCAAAGGCTGTTTTGTAAATGTGGGCGTAAAAATCGGTTCGGCGGTTGGGGACGCTTTTAAATCAGCAATAAACAGTTGCCTTTCTACCATAGAGGGCGTTGTGAATAAGTTTATCGGAATGATAAACGGCGTTATTGATGTTATCAACGAGATACCGGGGGTTTCCCTGGGTAAGATAGGAACGCTTTCTTTGCCGAGACTGGCAAAGGGCGGCGTATTGAAAGAGGGCACCGCCATGGTAGCAGAAGCAGGCCCGGAACTTCTTAGCATGGTAAACGGAAAAGCAGTTGTAACACCGCTTTCCGGTAGTGCAAAGAACCAGGCCATGGAAAACGCAGGAAAAGGCGGCGGTGGGTATGTTCAGAATGTGAACATCACAAGCCCCAAGGCATTAAGCCCGTATGAGATAGCGAGACAGACCAGGTTACAGACAAGAAGCATGATTTTGGCAGTACAAAGGAGGTAAGGGGAAATGTCAGACATCAAAGTGGTTTGCACCAGTGACAAAAACGTGTCCCTTACCTTTACCTGGGACGATTTTACGCCGTTCCACCTGGTAGATATTGAGGGGATTTACGGAATTGAAAGCAACGTGGTAACAAGCGAGAACACAACCACGGACGGCAGCACCTACCAGGGAGCCACCGCAAAGGAAAGAAACATTGTCATTACCGTGGAAATGGATAGCAATTATAAAGAAAACCGCAATCTTTTATACCGCACATTCCCTATAAAGCGGACGGGAACAATGCAGTACATAGAGGACGGCGAAGCCAAGGCCATAGAATACGAGGTTGAAAGCGTTATACCGGGAGCCACAACGGGCGTGGTGCGTGATTACACCATTTCCCTTAAATGCACGGACCCGTATTTTAAGGACCTGGCAGACATTGAAGTGGTTATGGCGTCATGGGTAAGTGACTTCTATTTTCCGGCGTGCTTCCCGGAAGAGGGCCGCATATTTGGACACCGTGAAGCGGATTTGGTAAAGGAGATTGAAAACGAGAGTGGAGCGGACAACATAGGTATTGTGGTTATATTCCGGGCGGACGGAGCCGTGAAGAACCCGGCCATTTACCACACGGAAAGCGGAGAATTTACCAAGGTTGGATATTTGGACAATGATTTTATCATGTCATCCGGTCAGTATGTGATTATAAACACCTACACCGGAAAGAAAAATGCCTACCTTTTGGACGGCGTGACCCAGGCAGAGATTGAGAACCACAAAGACAATTACGGGGTCATTGACTGGGACACTGTTATTGAAAAATACGGGACGGTAATAAACGAGTATTTGGACGAGGACGGGGAATTTATCCAGTTGCAGGACGGAACCAATACATTGACATACACGGCGGACGAGGGCACCAATTACCTTTCCGTATCGGTATATTACAGAATTTCATATTTGGGGGTGTGATTATGGAAATACACGTTTATGACCGGAACCTTAGACGCCTGGGGCATATCGAAAATCACACGTCTTTACAGTGGCACCGCAAATATTACGAATGTGGCACGTTTGAGTTACATTGTCCGGTAACGGCGGAAAATTTACGGCTATTGCAACCGGGGAACATTATAACCAAGGGGGACAACAAGCAGGAAGCCGCCGTGATACGTGGGGACCAGGCGGAAGAGGAAAGCACCCTGGTAAATGAGATTACCAGGAACGGGTTTTTTCTTCCCGTCTACCTGGGGGACCGGTTGACGGGTCCGCAGTTTAATTTTAACGGAACCGTGGAAGCGGCCATGCACTACATGATTGGACGTATGGAGAAAATACCGCTTTTACAGATAGGAGCCACGACCGGGGACACCACAAAAGTGCAATTCCAGGCAACTTATAAGAATGTTCTGGAATACTTCACGAAGTTGGCGAAGTTTGCAGAAATAGGTTTCCGTATCGTGCCGGACTTCAAAAAAAAGACCATGACCTTTGAAACCTACAAAGGAGTGGACCGTACCCAGGCACAAGGGGAAAATCCCAGGGTCATATTTTCGGAGAGTTACGACAATTTGAACCAGGCAAAGCATAATTACAGTGACGCAACCTATAAGACCAAGGTAATTGTGGGCGGAGCCGGGGACGGCCTGGCCCGTATCTTTGTAACCGTGGGCGGCGGAACCGGATTTGATTTACGGGAAGTGTTTTTGGACGCCAAGGACATAAACAAAGAAGCACTTACGGACGCCGAGTATTTGGAAGCCCTTAAAACCAGGGGGCAGGAGTTTCTTAACGAAAACAAGATATTTGAAAACTTTGAAGCGGAAGCGGAAGCAGATGTAAATTTTACCTACGGAAAAGACTATGACCTGGGGGACGTTGTGACCGTAAAGAAGAAAAAGTGGAACACCGCACAGAACCTTAGAATTACGGAACTTTGCGAGGTTTACGAATATGGGGGCATGTATGTGGTGCCTACTTTTGGGGACGCCCTACCCACAACAATAAAATGGGACGAATAGAGGAAAGGAGAGGAAAAAAGACCATGGCAGTAAGAGGATTTTTTTACAATGCTACCGACCTAAACGATAAAGAGCATATGTATAACGGCCAGGACATGAACGAGGACAAAGCCCCGTTCTATAAAGAGGGCGTTGCATACGGCCATTTGCAAGTGACGGCACCGGGCGGCACCATGGAAGTGACGGTGGACGGCGGAACCCGGACCGGGTACGCATATATCAATTTACATACTATCCACAATACCGCACCGTTGACCCTTACATTGAGCCAGGCAAGCGGAACGCTTCCAAGGATTGACCGCATTGTATTAAGGAATGACGAAACCGAAAGAAAGCCGAGTATTTATGTCTTAGAGGGTGCTTTTTCAAGCAATCCGCAGGCCCCGGAACTGGTAAACAATGATGTTATCCAGGAAAAGAGCCTGGCCCGTGTCTATGTGGCCGCCGGGGCGGTTGAGATTACCCAGGCAGACATTACAGACGAAAGGCCGGACAAGACGGTTTGCGGCTTTATCGGTTCACAGTTTGAAGAACTGGACTTTTCCCAGTGGTCCGCCCAGTTTAACAAATGGTTTTCAAGCGAGAAAAAAGCGGTGGAAAAAGACCATGCCGCTTTCATCAAAGAATACACCACTATGGTGCAGCAGTTTCAGACGGAGCGGACGGCACAGTGGGACGAATGGTTTGCGGCAAAGCAGGAGCAGCTTGCCGGGGACGTGGCCGGAAAATTGCAGTTGCAGATTGACGGATTAAGAACCAAGGTTCACAACATGGCCCACAAAGTCAATGTTGCCTACTTACTGGAAACAATCCAGGCGGCGGTCACGGTAACGCTCACGAACATTACAACAGGAACGGTGCAGACGGCAGCAATTACAGAAAGCGGCATAGGCTTTTACATCACGGAAGCCGGGGACTATACCCTGGAAACCAATATGGAAAGCGTTATGGTAACGCCAAAGCGGCTTTCCATAGATTATATGGACCTTATGCACACAACCACGGTTTCATTGCGTGAGGGCACCAATATGGCTTATATCGGCAATTACATGGGAACTTATTTATTGAAAGAAAGCGAGGTATAACACATGAAAGGATTTCCTAAAGTAATCAAAACCAAGTCCGACCTGGTAAACACCTTTAAACTGGTGCAGAAAAAGAAATTGAAAAAGGAAGATTGGTTGGCAGCAGTTGAAAAACTGGAAAATCAGAACTGGATTATGTGCCCGGTCATTGAACTGTCAGAGGACAGAAAGACGGTAAAAATTATGTTTTGTGCAGAGGTGGCAGCAGGGCAGAAAATCAAGAATGGAGCCGTTTACCCTACCGTCCAAGCCGTTGAAATGTTGGAAGTGGAGAAAGATACCACCGAAGCGGAAAACGCCGCCACAGAGGGCCAGGAAGCCGCCACAGAGGGCAATACGGCAGCAGGACAGGGCAACACAATTTCTTTTACGGTGCTTACCCTTTCAAAACCCGTAAACATTGGCACGGTAACAATCGGTATTCCGGCGGCGGTTACGTTCTATGACCGTATGGGTATCACGGAAGAGGAAGTGGAAGAAATGAAAGGAGC